CAAATATAAATCCTGGTGATTATACATCGCCAGGATTTATATTTGACAATGTTAATATTGTTGCGTGGCAACCATTTAGAAATTATAAACTAGGTGACATTGTACAATATAGATCAGTAAACTATACAAGTTTAATTTCACATACTAGTGAACAAGAATTTGTACCTAATAACTGGACAGTGCTTGATAGTGATCCACAGAAGCAATTAATACCTAACTTTGATTATAGAATTAATCAAATTGAAGATTACTTTGAAGTAGATAGCGAAGGACTAGGCAAAAGCCAACGAGATCTTGCTAGACACACTGTAGGATATCAAACAAGAACATATTTAGAATCAATTGCTGAAGATCCAGTTACACAGTTTCAATTGTACCAAGGCTTTATTAGAGAAAAAGGAAGTAAAAATCCTATTACAAAAGTTTTCAATAAAGCAACAAATAATAGTAATGGTGTACAGTTAGACGAGCAATGGGCATTTAAAGTTGGAACACTTGGCGGCGAAGCACAGTCTTACAATGTTGAATTATCTTTAGACACAGATAAGTTTAGAATTAATCCTCAGCCTGTTGTAATAACACCAGAAACAGGAGACTTCTTAGATAGGTATTATAGAGTAAATCAAAGCAACTTTGATTATGCTCCTATTCCTTATACAGATAATATTAATCCTGTATCAGATACTGTAAAGCCTACACAAACAGCAGGGTATGTTAAACTAGGACAAACAGAATATGTAATTAAACATTTTTCAGATATTAGTTCTGAATTAAACGTTAATACAGTTAGTAACAATGAGCATATATGGATTACATTTAGTGGTCCTAGTTGGACTGTTAAACGTATTAATGTAGCATTTGAATTACCTATTATTTCAGTAATTCAAGCAGCAACAACAATAACTATTGACTTTGGTAAGCGTCACACATTCGCTGTTGACGAATTTATTGGTATTAAGAATCTTGATGATATCTCAGGATTTTATCAAATTACAGCAGTTACTAACAATACAATTACATACGAACTGCCACAGAAAGCACCTAATAAAACTTTTAATACAACTTCAGCAATATATCCTATATACTTTTCAGATGTTAGGTACAATGATTTTAATGATATAGGCGAAGAAGAAATTGCACTGCTTCAAAATAAATCTAAATTATGGATTGATCATAATGGAGAGTTGAAGTGGGAAGTAGTAGAAAAAAATAAAGTTTATACAGATAAACAAATTACTAACTACGGGTTATCAGAACCTGTTAGGGTTGGAGAGAAAGTTGTTTATAATCCTACACTTAAACAAGTAATTGCAAGTGCAACAGCAGCACCTCGTGTTATGGTATACTTAGAAACAACACAAGGACTGTCAATTAAACAAATTTTACAGCCACCAGATGCATTTATTGATGGTAACATCAATTCGTTTGGTTTAGAAATTGCTATCAGTCCTGACAGCAAATGGTTAGCAGTTGGCTCGCCTAAAGCAACAGGAATTAGTAGCAATTATAGAGGCGAATATAATCCTTATGTAAGTTACGGTACAAATCAAATTGTACTATTTGCAGGAAGATTATATAAATCAAAAGTCGATATTGCACCAGACGGAAGCAGTATCAACATTTACTCACAAGATTGGGAAGAAGTTAAATCAATAGAAGCGGTTGCATTTGGCTCCAATGACGGTGAAACACAAATGGGTAGTGTTACATTATACGAATGGACACTGAATCAATGGAATTATAGAACAACGTTGCTCAGCCCACGTTTAGATGCGTTTGAAGAATTTGGACACGCAATAGCGATGAGTAAAACTGCTACCGGTTACGGTATGGCAGTAAGTGCTCCAGGATCTTTACACACTAAAGGTAGGGTATGGTTATACCATTACACTGAAGCAACAGGTTGGGAAACTATTCAAAACACAAATTATGTCGGTGAATATAATCCAGGCGAGATTTTTTACGAAGGTACAATTACAGATGACGTATTAACTGTAGCATCTACAGGTGATAGTACAGCTCTCGCAGGAAAATTAAAATCCGGAGCCAGTGTTACTGGCGAAGGCGTATTAGACGGAACATATATTCTGGAACAGCTCGATTGGCCTGTTTCAGATGATGGAACTGTCCATACCGAAAAGGGTGGAGTCGGAACTTATAGAGTTTCAAAAAATCATACACCTCCTACTGAAAGTGTTAGAATGCAATCCAACTATTTTTATCCGTCGGGTTCAGTTGTAACATACAATGGAGAGTTTTGGCAAGCGCAGTATGATACCTATGGGGATGGCAGTACAATTAGTATAGACTCAAATGAGTGGGCCAAACTTGATGCAGTTGCCACTCAAGCATCGCTGCCGCAGTCAATTGCATTAGAAGATGATGGTTCTAGTTTATTTACTGGATTGCTAACCGACGGACAAGTTAGTGAACTAGTAATGAATGGCACAAGATTCGGCCAGTCATTGTCAATGAGTTATGATGGTAATGTATTAGTTGTCGGCGCACCCGACGCTGATAATCAGTTCTTCCCCAACTACAAAGGTGTGTGGAGACCAGATTATGAATACATTCAAGGTGATGTTGTAAAATATCAAAATGCATTTCACAGACTATCTAACATTGGCCCATCTCAAGTACCGCAAGACAGTACCATAAGAAGTTATAACGAAGATCCAAGTAACGGTTATCCCTGGGTAGATGCAGGTGATAGTTCTGCAAGCATTACAGGTAAAATGTTTGTTTACAGAAAAAATACCGCAGGCAACTATGTGTTATCACAAACGGTTGCTGCTAATAATCTTAATGATTATAACGATCTGGATCAAGGACACCCGGATGTAATGGCAGCAGGCGATAAGTTTGGTTATGCTGTTGCAGTTGATTATTCAGGTAATAACATTGTTGTAAGTAGTCCTCAAGCAGATATTAACTATCAGAATCAAGGTAGTGCATACATTTTTGAATACAAAAATGATTCTAGTGTGTTTGAGTATCGTATTGTACAGAAACTTGAAAGTTATGAAAAGTTTCCAAATGAATTCTTTGGACAATCTATATGTATTAGTCCTAACACTAGTGTAATTGCAATCGGCGCAAACAATAGTCCGTATGTACAATCTACAATTTTTGATAATTCAGAATCATCATTTGATGAGAAACGTACTACATTTAAAAACTTTGACGGATTTACAGGTAGTGTTTATGTGTTTGAAAAGAAAGAACACAGTTACTATCTTACAGAAAAACTTGATGCTGATTTATCATTGAACGAATCATTTGGTACATCTATAAGTTGTGAAGAAAATGTAGTTGTAGTAGGATCACCAGACTTTATTGAACCAATAAGTGAAGATAATAACATTGTGTTTACAGGTACTAAAGTTGGTATGGTAAGAATGTTTAAGAAACCAGATGGTGTAAGTCCGCTTACAGTTATTGCATCGCAACCTCAGCATACTGATCTCGAACAAATAAAACGTATTGCACTTTATAAAAAAGATGATGATGTAAAAATACAGGATTTAGAGTTTTTTGATCCTGCAAAATTAAAAATACTAAACCGCGCTGAAAGAGAACTTACTTATAAAGTACCATTTGATCCAGCAGTTTATACTATCGGAACTGAAAGTGTAACTGTTGATGAGCAGATTGCTTGGAACAACGGTAAGAATATTGGTAAACTATGGTGGAACATTGCTAATGCTAAATGGATTGATTATGAGCAAGGTGATATTTCATATAGAACATCTAATTGGGGCGCACAAGCAGTAGGAAGTTCAATTGATATTTACGAATGGGTAGAATCTAAGTTACTACCGAGTGAATGGTCATTAATTGCAGATACTACAGAAGGCCTTAACCTTAATGTATCAGGACAGCCACTATATCCGGATGATACAGTAATGGCAGTCAAGACTGTGCTTAACACAAATACAGGCGCAGCAACAGAAACACGTTATGGATATTGGGTAAGAAACAAAACTACTACACCTAAAGACGTGTTAGGTAGAACAATTAGTGCTTCCACAGTATCTAGTTTAATTGCATCACCAGGAACAGTAGGAAATGCAATTATTGCACTCATAGATAAAAACAAATTCTTGTTCTATAATCTTAAAAGCATTGTAAATGCAGATCAAAGCATTTTAAATATTGAATATTATGCAGATAAAGATAGAAAAAATGCTGTACATAACGAATACCAACTATTAACAGAAGGTGTTGAGGAAAGTTTACCTACAGATAAGTTAGAAACTAAATGGCTAGACAGTTTAATTGGATATGACGTCATTGGTAACAGAGTACCAGACACTGCGTTGCCGGCTAAACAAAGATATGGTATTAGTTTCCGTCCAAGACAAAGTATGTTTGTAAACAAAAGAAAAATTTTACAAATATTAATAGGTAACATTAATACAATTCTTAAAACAAATGCATTTGCAGATACTATTTCTTACAACAGATTAGATAGTGTTGACCCAGCACCTAGTGATTTGTTAAAATTGTATGATACTAAAGTTGCATTTTATGATGATCTAGAAACAGTAGGTACAATTAGAGTTAAAAAAGCAGAATTATCAGTTAATATTATTGATAGTGAAATTAATAGCATAACAATTATTGAACCTGGGTACGGATACAAAGTTGCACCTAACATTGAGTTTGAAGGTGACGGCACAGGCGCAATTGCAACTACTACAATTGATTCACAAGGTAGACTCAGTAGTGTGACAGTTGTAGCAAGTGGTAAAAAATACGGATATGCTATTGCAAAAGTAAGAAACTTTAGTGTACTTGTTGAAAGCGACAGCACAGCAAATGATTATTGGAGTGTTTACGCTTGGGATGATATAAGACAGATATTCTTTAGAAGTAGATCACAAGCATTTGATACTACAAACTACTGGTCAAAAATTGATTGGTGGAAAGAAGGATACGGCGAAACATCTAGAGTTGTTAAAGAAATTTTAAGTGTGTATCAAGAACCAACACTGTCTCTAAGAGAAGGCGACTTGTTAAGAATTAACGAATACGGTGCTGGCGGTTGGGCAGTATTTGAAAGACAAGCAGGCGAACCTAATGGTATAATACTTTCTAACTATGTGTTAGTAGGTAGAGAACGAGGTACTATTGAACTTTCAGATACATTATGGAATACAAAAACAAGCGGTATTGGTTTTGATATTGTAGACAGTTTTGATGCAGGGTTATATGACAAAGAAGTTGCTATTGAACTTAGAAATATCTTCAATGCAATTAAAGAAGAAATATTTGTAGGCGACTTTGCAGTAGAATGGAATAAACTATTCTTTACAAGTATTAGATATTTGTTTAATGAACAAACTTACGTTGATTGGGCATTCAAAACAAGTTTCATTAATGCTATACATAATGTTGGAGCATTTAAAACTACTCCTACATACAAGAATGACAGTTTAACTGCATACTTAGATTATATTAATGAGATTAAACCTTATAGAACTACAGTTAAAGAGTTTGTTAGTAAGTACGATCAACTAGAAAACAGTTATACTTCAACAACAGATTTTGACTTGCCACCAGTTTATAGTGTAGCAGAAGGTAAAATTATTAATGTTGATGAACAGAACGAATTAATTAATACGTATCCTTACAATCAGTGGCGTGATAATAAAGGCTTTGGTATTACAAGCATAGAACTTAGCAATACAGGCGCAGGTTATACAAGTGTTCCTAGTGTGCTTATTACAGGTAATGGATCAGGTGCCAAAGCAACCGCTTACATTTCAAATGGCAAAGTTAGCGGTATTGTTGTTAATGAACAAGGTAGTGGTTATACACAAACACCAGTTGTAACTGTTGTAGGTGGTAACGGCAGCAACATTAGTGATGCAAAAGCAGTTGCAATTTTAGGCAACGGTAAAATTAGAACAAACAATGTTACAGTTAAGTTTGATAGATTATCTAAAGAAGGTAAATTTACAAACTTTGATTTTACACAAACATTTACTTCATCAGGCGCAAGCGCAGTATTTGAATTATTATACCCTGCAACTATTAACAAGAACAATATTGATATATTACTAGATGGACAAGTTGTATTAGATGATGAATATACTGTATCATTGTATAAACAGAAAAATGATTTAGAAAATGTATTACGTTGCAGAATTATATTCAATACAAATCCTGCAGCAGGAAGCATTATTAAAATTACATATGCTAAGAATGACGAGATACTTGATAGTGTAAACAGAATTACAAAATATTACAATCCGGGTGTAGGTATGCCAGGCAAAGAACTGCATCAGTTAATGACAGGTATGGACTTTGGCGGTGTACTTGTACAAGGTACAACGTTTGATGTTACAGGCGGCTGGGACGCTTTACCGTGGTTTACAGATAGTTGGGATAGTGTTGAAGCAGCAGCAGATCACTATGTAGTATGTGATGGTAGTACAGGCTTTATAACATTACCATATGCTCCTACAGACGGACAAATTATTAACATTTACTTAAAGCGTGCAGGTGTTGAACGTTTACCAACAATTGATAACTTACAGTATTCAGAAGAAGTTGCTGAACCGCCAACACACAGAATTGACGATCCTAATTATAACGATGAATGGGATAGTTCTAGTGTTATTAATCCTCACGCTCAAATGCCAACATTTGTAGGTGATGGTAGTACTAAAGTTATTGAAATAGGCGAATATGTACAAACTAATGATGGTGATATATTAATATTCCGCCCATCAACTTCAGATGGTTCTGTAACTATTAATGATCCAAACCTTGTTGATACAAACATATCAGGCGGATCACTATCATACATTCCAGCACCATACGGCGGCGGAGCATATGCTACTGCTACAGGAATTACATCAGAAGAAATTACTATAGACGGAAGTGCATTTACTACTCCGGATAACGTACCAGCACCAGAGGAAAACATTCCAGGACAAGTACTTGACAGTTTAAGTATTAAAGTATTCCAAGAAACAGGAAGTGGAGCAGCAACACTAAACAGTAAAATTGCTATTAGTGATGGTTCCACAGTGCTTTATGAGATTGGACAAAACGTACTAGAAAGATCTAGTGTAATTGTTTATGTAGATGGTGTAAAACAAAACTTAGGTGATTATGCAATTAATATTGCTAACAACACTGTAGAATTTGTAAGTGCGCCAGTAGTGGATGCACCAATTGAAATACTATCATTTGGTATTGGCGGCGTAGAGATTTTAGATTATCAACAGTTTATTGCAGACGGCGAAACTGGTTTATTCTTAACACAAGCAGACTTTGATAGAACTGCAATTGTTTATGTTACTGTAAATGGCGAACAGTTTGATGCAGGATTTATTGAAAGCACAGATGTTGTTGACACTACAGATAAAACACTTGTGCAGTTTGGTACAGTACCAAATAAAAATGATGTAATTAAAATTGTTGTACTAGGCGCTTCAACTGATTTAGATAGCACACTTTCAAGTGTTGTTAGAGTTAACCAACAACAAATTATACACGATGGTAGCACAAGAAGTTATGACTTAGATAATTTTGTGCAATTAACCAGAGAAAGTTCAGCAGCAAGTACTATTGTAGAATTGAATAATAGTAAATTGCGTGGCGTTGATACTGTATATTATGTGTACGACGGAATTACTAACAAATTTACAGTTGGTTCAGATCCTATTGAATCAGCAGGTTCAGTTCTACCACAGAACGTCAAAGTTTATATTAATGGTGTGCAGGCAAATTATATTGATGACTGGGTTTACAGTTCTACACAAAAAGAATTAACTTATGTTTCAGCACTTAATGTTGGCGATACAATAAAAATTGAAAATGATCTAAGAGCAGAATACTTCTTAGACAATAATAATATAAGAATAAAAGATAGTGTAGCATTAACAACAGGCGATTCAATTAACGTTACTTGGTTTGGTGAATATCCTTCAATGTCAGTTGTAAGCGATGATTATACAGGCGGAAAGATTAAGTACAGACTGCCATTTAAACCTGTGAATATTAGTTATGTATGGGTATATCTAAATGGAACTAGACTGAAGCGTGATATAGATTATACTATTGATATTGACAGACAAAGTTTGTATATAAAAAATAATACAACAGATGCTGACATTGTTTCGATTGTTGCATTTGGTAATAAGACTTACAAATTGCCAAGTGCATATGAAATCAATAAAGATATGTTAAACATTACACGTTATAGTAGATACGCTGCTGATGCAGATGTAATTCTTACAAAAGATTTACAATACTATGACAAAACTATAACAGTAACAGATGCTTCAGGATTATCAGATCCTATTGTAAGCAAAAATATTCCAGGCATTGTCATCATTAACAACGAAAGAATTGAATATTTGGTTAAAGATGGTAATGTACTGAAACAACTACGTAGAGGTGCTTATGGTACAGGTATTGCAGATGTACACAGTAAAGATTCACTTGTAATTGATGCTGGTACAAACAATATTATTTCATATGCAGACGAGCAAGTAAGATACGATTTTGTCAGCGATGGCAGTTCAAACTTAATTGGTCCACTAGACTTTACTCCTAGTAAACAACTTGACAGTAACTGGTATGCAGGTACTATTCCAAGCGACTTTGGTAGATGTGATAGTTTAGAAGTGTTTGCCGGCGGCACACGTTTACGTAAAACTAGCCTGAAAATATACGATGAAACGCTTGGTTCTTACAGTCCTTTAGCAGATAAAACTCTTGAAGCGGAGTTTGCGGTTGACGGATCAACTAAGTACATACGTATAACGAATCCTTTGCCAGCAGGAACAAGGATTAGCATTATAAAAAGGATAGGTAATACTTGGTACGATAGGGGCGAAACAACCGCTACTACAGGCGTTACACTGCTTGAAAACACTACACCAATTAGTGTATTCATTGCAGAGAAGAGTACGAGATTACCTGAATAAATACACTATGAAACACGAAGAGACTGATATGCCAAAACAAACGGAAAATACTAAAGACCCTAAAAACCCTAATGAAGTAGGAGGGTTTAATTTCGAAGGTCACATTAAGATTTTTGATCCAGAAACTGGCGAAGTTTTTGAAGATAAAAGGAATGCGATCCATTACGAAAATATGAGTATTGCTATGGTTAATGCGTTATCTAACCAAGGGCAAGGAACGATTTATGAAATGGCTTTTGGTAGTGGTGGTACTACAGTTGATCCAACTGGATTGATTACATACTTAACACCTAACACCGTTGGCACAAATTCAAGTCTATACAACCAAACATTTGTAAAAACTGTTGATCAGAATGCAATTGCAAACAGCGATCCAGTAAGAAACAAAATGGAAGTTAGACATATTAGTGGTGCTACTTATAGTGACATTATTGTAAGTTGTTTATTAGACTATGGTGAGCCAGACGAGCAACAAGCATTTGATAACAGTGTTGATATGGACGGCGATTTTGTATTTGATGAGCTAGGACTGAAATGGTATAACCCAGCAGGAACAGGCAAGTTACTTACACACGTTGTATTCCACCCTATTCAAAAGTCATTAAACAGACTACTACAAATTGATTATACAATTAGAGTACAGAGTTTAACTGGCTTTACGGAGGTTTAATAGATGCCATATATTGTAAATTTTACAGATAGCGAAAATAAAACTCCAATTACAGTATTTGATAATACATCAAGTCAAGACACAAGTTTAACTTTTCCAGGACGTAATGTAACAGGCTACGGACAAATTATTGCAGAGAACTTTCTAAACTTATTAGAAAACTTTGCAAGTGCTAACCAACCAGTTAATCCAACTGAAGGACAACTGTGGTATGATACAACTAACGGTGTTTTACAGTTATGGGATAACACAAACTGGAAAGCAGCATCAAACATTCAAAAGTCACCAGTTGCACCTAGTGTAGAAACATCTAAAGTAGGTGAACTTTGGGTTGACACAACTAACCAGCAGTTAAGAATTTATACAGGTACAAGATGGCTACTTGTAGGACCACAAGAAAGTTCAATTGACGGACTACGTTATGGACCAGCAGTTGAAACAATTTCTGATAGTACAAACGCTGACAGAAGTATATTAATATTATACATTGGCGACAAACCAGTCGTTATTATTAGTAAAGATTCATTTACTCCTAAAATTAGTATTGCGGGCTTTGATGAAATTAAATCAGGTATCAATATTAGTACACCAGCCAATGATCAAGAAGCAAGTGAATTTGCAAGTATTTTCTTAGGCGGTAACCTTCCAAGATTAGTAGGTACAGCAGCAAATGCTGATGCACTTAACATTGGTGGATTAGAAATTGCCGCAGGTAAATTTTTAAGATCAGATCAAGTTAATACAACAGACTTTGGAATCAACGTTAGAAACAACAGTGGTTTAACAATTGGTATTGATGGTAACTTTAATATTAATACTTCTGCTACTGCTGCTAAGATTTATAACAGTGCTTCAGGAAGTTCAGTAGATTTACAAACAAACAGAAACGGTGTACCAACAACAATTTTACGTGTTGCTGATAACAAAGTAGGTATTAACGTTGCTTCACCAGATCAAGAATTAGACGTTGACGGTAATGCACAAATTACAGGTACAATTAGTGTCACTAACGACCAAGAAACAATTAACTTAGAGACAGGTGCAATTGTTACAGCAGGTGGTATTGCTGTAGGTAAGAACCTACTTGTTGGTAATGCTTTAAGTGTTGTAGGAAATACGTTTACTAAAAACATTGAACCATCTACAACAGATACACATATCTTAGGTAGTTTAACAAAACGTTGGAGTAACGTTTATGCTAAGAAAGTTATTGCAGACGAAATTGAAGGAACTATTAACGGTAACATTACAGGTAATGCTAACACAGCAACTAACTTAAAAAATGTTACAAGTTTCCAACTTGCTGGAGACGTTATTTCAGATACAATTCAGTTTGATGGACAAGTTGGCGCAACAAATAAAATTTTTACAACTGAACTAACATCAAATATTATTCAAGGTAAGGATACTCCTACTCCTAACGTATCAGAAATACGTGACGAAATATTAGTTTTTAGAGCAGTTTCAGACACAGGTGCAAGTACAGGTCTTTTAAGACAAAGTAGAAATACATTTATTGGCGACTTAGGTGTTCCAATAGGATCAATTATGCCATTTGCAGGAAACAATGTACCATACGGTTATTTGTTATGTGACGGCGGCGAAGTTGAAAGAGCTAAGTTTCCGGATTTATTTGATGTTATCGGAACAAGATACAACGGTGTATCATCACTTAATGGTGCAGGAACATATAGACTTCCAGACTTTAGAGGACGCTTTGGTTTAGGTAAACACAATATGGATAATAATATTGATGTACCTAACGGCACAGGTGGATTTGTTGATAACGGTGGCGGCGAACCTGATACTGCTAGAGTAGAAGGTGTTGCGGCACAAACACTTGGTAGTACTAGTGGACAGAGTACTGTAACACTAGATAAGAACAATCTTCCAGAACACGAACACACATTTGTTAAAGACCGTATTCAATATGCATCAGTTGCAGTTGGTGGAGCAGCGGTTGGAGATGCTGACTTTGGACTTGGACCATCTATATCAAACGGCGCAGTGTATCAACCAAATACAGGTGGTATTGATGTTGACGGTACGGTTGCATTTAGTCAACCAATTGGTGTTATGAATCCGTTCTTAACAGTAAATTATATAATTAGATCGGGACCACCGAAATTTACAACAACTTAAGGTAGAGAGACTATATGGCATATCAAATTAATAAAACAGACGGATCGATTGTAGCAACTGTTGCCGATGGTCAGATTGACAATATATCGACTGATATAACTCTTATTGGTAAAAACTATAGTGGGTTTGGCGAATCACTT